TTTTGGAAACCGTGGTGGTATAGCTTGGGGAGCTGTTCTACCTAGTGGCAGATACTATACTTATACCGTCGACGATGTTTGGACTGGACTAAGACTACTTTCAGATGTTCCCGGACAGCCAACAACCTCTGTTCGCAGCTATGTAGGCATGGTTCAAAGCCCACAAGCAGTGAGTTATCCCAGTCATAATGCTGGACGATGGGGCTATCTTGCAGGTGGTCCCGGAGGTCAAAACCGCGCTCCCGGATCTAACGCAGTAGCAAACGGAAGCGGCTCTGTGTTTGGTGGTGCTGGTGGTGGTGGCGGCGGTATGGGAGATGGTCCCGGCCCCATAGGTAATATGGAAGGCGGTGACGGTGGAACTAACACCGCTATTGTTGGCGCAGGAGCTTTAGGCGGGGCGTACCCTACTTCCAGCCCTACAAGAAATGGTGCTGCAGGAGTTTATATGCAATGGGGCGGCGGCGGCGGCGGTGGTGCTACGGATACCGGTCCCGGAACATTCAACGCAGGTAATGGAGGAACAGGTGGTTACGCCGGTGGTGGCGGTGGTGGCGGTGGCGGCCGTCCCGGAACAGGTTCTCCTACTGTGGGTAGCGGTGCTTCTGGTGGCGGTGGGATAGTTAGAGTAACTACTTGGTAGGGGTAAAAAATGACCATTTATAAATATGCAATTATTGAGTTAGGTGTCGTAAAAAACGTCGCTCTTGCTGAGGAAGAAGTAGGTGTCGCAGAGGGTTGGGTCAAACTACCCGATGATACTAACGTCAACAAAGGTTGGCTTTTTAACAACGGAGGTTTTGAACTCCCTCCTCAAGATGTAAACGTACTTAGACTTCACTTCATAGACGAAGCAGCTCAACTTCTTGCTGAAAGTGACGTCTTTATATCTAACGATCTATGGCACGGTTACACTGAGGCACAAAGACAAGCGTGGATAGACTATAGGACACTGTTAAGAAATGTGTCAACAGTTGTTAACTCGGAGGGTTGGGACGCTGACAATTATGAGCTGCCCACTATTCCGGTGAACGTCTAATATGTGGATGCTTACAGAAGATCCATTACAAGATGACACTGAAAATTACGCATGGGCAAAAGAAATTTTTACGGATGAAGAAATCCAAAAAATTATAGACATAGGGTTAGCGGAACAAACAAAAAAAGCAGAAATATCTAATAAAGAAACTATAGATGAGAATGTAAGGAAAGCAGAAGTTTCTTGGATAACGCCCAACGAAAAGACAGAGTGGTTGTTCCGTAAATTAACCGATCACATAATGAGCGCAAACGCCAAATTTTTTAATTTCCATTTAATGGGTATGTTTGAGGGGTTACAGTTCACCATTTATAAAGATGTCGGAGATAAATACGAACCTCATTTAGATAAGGTGTATGCTAAAACCGCAAGAAAACTTTCTCTTGTCTTACAGCTTTCATCTCCAGAAGATTATGAAGGTGGCGAGTTAAAATTATATACAGGGCACGATCCTATAGTTGTAGAAAAAGAAAAAGGATTACTTTGTTGTTTCCCTAGCTATACGCTACACGGTGTAACTCCAGTTACAAAAGGCACTAGATATTCGTTAGTAATTTGGGTTCATGGCCCACCCTTTAGGTAGCTAATATGCAAGAAAAAACTTCTGTTATTTTGGAAGAGAAAGGGTATGCGGTTATAAAAAACTTTATGCCTAAAGAGTTGGCAACTTTTTTGTCTAACTACTTACATGTCAGAAAAGAAATAAAAGTAGCTACTGGAGAAAAAACAACAGACCCGCAAATACCGGATGCGGCTTGCATATTTTCTCATGAGCCTATTCTAGAGTCTTTATATATAGACTACACAAAAAAGATGGAAGAAATAACAGGATACACTCTTTCTCCAACTTATATTTATGCACGGATATATAAAAACGGCAATGTACTAGAGCCGCATAAAGATCGTCCGTCTTGTGAAATATCTGCGACGATTAAGCTGAACGAGTCTGAGGAGTACTCTTGGCCCATAGTGATTGAGGGTTCTTATGTTGAATTAGATGTTGGCGACGCAGTTGTATATAAAGGATGTGAGGTATTGCATTGGCGTGACAAATGCGAAACAACGGAAAACTATTTTTTGTCGCAAATGTTTATGCACTTTATAGATAAAAACGGTCAGTATGCAGAATTTAAATTCGACAAAGACCCAACAAGAGAGTTCATACTCTCAAAATTTTTATGAGGCGGGTGGTATGACCCATGAAAAAGTTATTACTAGCTGTGTTTTTCATAGCCCTCCCTGTTTATGCGCAGGACACCACAACTAATATAAATACCACTGCGACTAGCAACGCAGTGTCCACTTCTACGTCTACAAATACCAATAATAACAATAATGTAAACGCGACCACTTACACTGGAACGTCTACAAACAGCAATACCAACACGAATAACAATACTAACGTCAGCACTTCTACATCTACTAATACAAACAACAACACTAATACCAATACAAACACCAATACAAACACCACTAATTCTACTAATACGAACACGAACATCAATACCAACACTTCGGTTAGTAACTCTACTAGCGTTAATCAAAATACAAACAACAGCACTAGCGTTAATCAAAATACAAACAACAGCACTAGCGTTAACCAAAACACCAATAACAGCACAAGCGTTAACACCTCAACTTCTGAGAACACTAGCTTTCAAACAACAAATTCTGTGTCCGATATTACGGCTATTAATCAGAACAGCAACATCAATACAAATAACAGCACTAGCGATTCTAGCCAACGAGTAACACAAAAGATTGAGTCACCTCCACCCAGTGCCATAGCCCCATCTATCGGGGCTTCTTATTCGCAGGACTTATGTACTACAGGCATTTCAGGCGCAGTGCAGACACAGATTCTGGGATTTTCTGCCGGTAAGTCTATTCGGGACACTAACTGTGAGAGGATTAAATTATCTAAGACGATGTACGACATGGGTATGCGCGTAGCTGCTGTCTCCTTAATGTGCCAAGACTACCGCGTGTGGTCCAGTATGATGAGTGCAGGCACTCCCTGTCCTTACGACGGCAAGATAGGGGATGAGGCCAAGGCTTTGTGGGAAGCTAACCCAGAGCAAGTACCTACTCCGGACAAGAGGCTAAAGTGAGAATACTAGCTTTCCTTATGGCCTTACTAACGACCTCAGCTATTGGTAGCGAGCTTGATCCCGCAGGTATGACGCAGGTAATGAACGGCGTGGATGACTCTGCTTATCACGTTCAGCTAGCACACAACTTCCCGCATTTAGACAAAGTATTTACGGATGCGTGGATGTCCACTAATGGATTCATTCTACTTTGGTCACCCACTAATAATCTTGGGGTTCAAACCTCGCCTTCTTACGGACATTGCTGTGATGGCTACAACTTTGGCGCAGGTACACCTAACTATTTAGACAACGTGGTAGGGCAGTTCAGCTATATGCTTGCTCCGCTATGGACGGACTTAGATGATACCAATGCCTTGAAGGATGACGGATATTACTATTACACCGATACTGATAGGTCTCGCTTTCTATGGTATAAGGTCACTGAATACGGCAGGCCAGACGCATTAAATACCTTTCAAATTAATATAGATAAATCAGGCGGGTTTGAATACGTCTATGACGATGTGGCTATAGACAGCCACCAAGTCTTTATCGGTTGGACAGGCGATACTGCTAACGATCCGTATTGGCACACGCAGCAGTTTTATGGCGATAAGTTCACTATGGACCCAAACGCAACGGGTCAGCTTATATCTAGCTATGGCGGGGACTTGGCAACAAACGAGTACAGCAATGGGAACTTTGGATTAGTTGGTCGAGCAGATTGCACAAACCCATTAAATAATTCAACTTGCGATGGCTATTGGGACGCAGTAGCGGAGTCCAGTGTTACAAACCAATACACTGATAATGTCTTCGGGGATGAAGTAGAGGATTATTTCTTTACTGACAACCAAGACCGTCAAGGTCAGAACCCGCCACCGCCACCACCGCCGTACCAAGATACGCAGCAAGAACGAGAAATGTTTGGCTTAACCCCTAGCGCAAATGAGCCACCAACGGGAGAGCCTAGTCGGCCTGACCAACAACGGCAGCAAGAACGGCAGCAAGAACGAGAAATGAGCGGAGAGCTTGAGCAAATTGACAGGTCTCAGCCTGTTGAGCGTGTTGAACCACCTATTGAAATAATAGAAGAGCCTGTTGAAGTTGTTCGTGAACCTACACCCGAGCGTAGACCTGATCTTGCAGTGGTGCGGGAAGAGCCTGCTTTACAGCCTGTGGAAGTTGAGCGTGTTGAGAGGGAAGAGCGAGTAGAAATTTTGCGTGAGCCGGAAGCCGAGAGAGAAGCAGAAAAGGTAGTAGAGCGTAAAGTAATCAGGCCAGCCGTTGATGTTGTAGGCATAGCTTTAAGCACTGTCGGTCAGCCAACTTACCGGAGCAACTCAGCAAGTTCGCAACGATCTCAAGTGACTTTTCAAGAACAACAAGAGTTCTCACCGAATACTGACGTGTATGATGTCCAAGTGCAAACCACGCAAGCTGTATCGCAACAAGCGCAGCAGCAAGAAACTAACACAATAACCACTTCAGACGCGTTAGCTCCCGCGTCACAAATGCAGTTTGAAAGCGACTTTAATGACGCTATAGCCACAGGTCAGAGCGTTGGACAGTTTCTTAGTGCGCAGCTTCCTGACTTCAGCCGCTTTGACGTAGAGCCTCCAAGTCAGGATGAGCAGCGCACGATACAACGCGCCGATACTCAGATACAGAGAATGAGCCAACAGGCAGTACAACAAAATACCGAAGCGCAATTAGAAGAAGTTCAGGACGCTGGAGGGTTTGTAGATCAAAGCCTAACAGTGCTTTTAATATCAAATAACCCAGAGTTCAATCAGTACAGCCAAGCGCAGCTAGCAGACAAACAGTTTTACCAAAATAAGGTAATATACGCAGGTAATCGCACAATAGACAGGCCGCTAATTCTCAGGTCTGGGAGCAATACATATAACGCTATGGTGGATGAACAATGGCAGAGATAGAGCTTGGTGATTTAAAACTTTCCGGCGGAAAGTTACTCATTGTTATCCCGTTTTTGGGCACCGTCGCCGGATTGATGTGGGGTGGTTTTGAGATGTACCAACGCCTGCTCGAAGCAGAGGAAGCCTTGGTGTCTTATGTTTCGCCTGACTTTTCTTACTACGAGGAGTCTTTGTCTGTATTAGATACTAAAATAGTTGCAGCCGAGCGAGTAGTAGATACACTAGAGGAAAGCATCCAAAGCGAAATACGACAACTCAGCGAGCAAATAGACCGCCTACAAAACGACATCGACTCCACCGAGGACATTGCCCGTGGTGCAGACGATACTGTAGCCGAGGCAACACGCGAACTCCGCGACGATGTCTACGAGTTAGAAGAGCGAGTTAATGATAGTATCCGCGAAATCGATGCCGAACTCCGTACTATGCGTAAAGAATTAGAAGACCGAATACAAAGAATATTAGACAACCCACTCAATATAGATGAATAACTGGGGTAAGAGATGCCATTGACCAAATTGCAGTTCCGTCCCGGAGTTAACAGAGACACCACCTCTTACGCCAACGAAGGCGGTTGGTTCGACAGCGATAAGATACGTTTTAGGCTTGGCTTTCCAGAAAAAATTGGCGGTTGGGTACGCAAATCCGTTTACAGTTTTTTAGGTGTTTGTCGTTCTATCCATACATGGGTTAATTTGGACGGTACTGTACTCACTGGCGTAGGTACAAGAGAAAAATTCTATATAGACCAAGGTGGCTTTTTTTGGGATATTACACCTATTAGGTCTACTACAACGGCAGGGGAAGTCACTTTTGCCGCGACCGATGGTTCTTCCCTTATAACGATAACCGATGTAAGCCACAACGCAGCTACGGGAGACTTTGTTACCTTTAGTGGGGCGGTTAGTCTAGGTGGTGTCATTACAGCAGATGTGTTAAACCAAGAGTACCAAGTTACTGTAATTAACGGTAATAGTTATTCCATCACTGCTAGAGCCGCAGGTACTAGCATTGCAAGTATTACAGTTGACGGAGCTTTGGTTTTTACTCCGCTTGCAGCAAACGCATCCGACACAGGTAATGGTGGAGCAAGCGTAGTAGGCGCGTACCAACTTAACGTAGGACTTGGTACCGTGGTAGCCGGTACCGGTTGGGGAGCAGGAGCGTGGAGCGACGATGGTTGGGGAGAAGCTAGTGCGTTTACCACAACCAATACCCTACGAATATGGGGACAAGACAACTACGGTGAAGACCTGTTATTTAATATCCGCGATGCAGGTATCTATTACTGGGACACTAACACTTACACGTTAGGTTCTAACAGGGCGATTGCTTTGTCTAGTGTTGCAGGAGCAGATGCAGCTACCCCAACTATTGCCAAGCAGATATTAGTCAGCGACCGTGACAGACACGTTATCGTTTTTGGTTGTGATCCGGTTGATGCAATAGGCACCCAAGACCCTTTGCTTATACGGTTCAGTAGTCAAGAATCTGTTACCGAGTGGTTACCTACTCCTACCAATACAGCAGGGGACTTACGGGTTGGCTCGGGTTCGGAGATTATTTGTGCAGTAGAAACGCGACAACAAACGCTAGTGTTTACCGACACATCTGTCCATAGTTTGCAATATCTTGGGCCGCCGTTTACTTTTGGTTTGGACCAGATATCCGAGAATACCACCATCATCAGCCCAATGGCAGCCGTAGCCATAGACGATAACGTGTTTTGGATGGGCGAAGGTGACTTTTACGTCTACACCGGACAAGTGCAGAAGCTGCCTTGTACCGTGCGCTCCTACGTTTTTAATGACATAAACACCAGTGCTTTTGAAGTTTGTACAGCGGCGGCTAACACCTCTTTTTCAGAAGTTTGGTGGTTCTACCCTTCAGCTAACTCAGCTGATTGTGATAGGTATGTGATGTACAATTATATAGAGCAATCTTGGGCTTACGGAGAACTTGCTCGTACAGCGTGGCAAGACAAAGGGATTAACACTAACCCTATTGCAGCGGGAACAGACAACTATTTATATCTGCACGAGTCTGGCGTAAATGACGGTAGCACTAACCCGCCTAGTCCAATAACTAGCTATGTTTTGAGCAGCCAGTTGAGTTTAGGTCAGGGAGAAGAGTTTGTGTTCCTCAGCAAAATAATACCCGACCTTACGTTTGATGCTTCTACAGTGGACGACCCAAGTGCTGATTTCATACTAGAAGTAAGAAATTTCCCTGGAGGTAACTACCTCCAGTCCGACACTTCTAACGTGGTTCAAACTTCGGTAACCCCTGTGGAACAGTTTACCGACCAAGCCTTTGTGCGTTTACGGGGTAGATCGTTTGCCTTAAAAGTGCAGTCTAGCACAGTAGGCACACAATGGCGTTTGGGTATGCCAAGGGTAGAAGTGCGTCCAGACGGAGCTAGATAATGTCGTCCAGAGGGTTAAACAGACCGTTCTTCCCACGGGCACCTAGCCAATATGAGCAAGCCCACCAAGCTGAAATACAACGGGCATTTGAGCTGTTTATTAGGCAGGTGCAAAACCCTGGAGATGCGCGGCACACGACCCTTGCAATCACCAATTTACAGCAAGGTGATAATGGGTTAGCTCCCGGAGATTTGTTTGAGTACAACGGGTTTGTTAAAGTCACAAAAGAAAACCAACCTAACCCAATAGGGGTCAGCGGCACTGCTGTTTTAGGGGTGGTAACCGTGGTAATTACCTAGATACACCTGTTGCTGAGGTTGCTACCATAGCGTATTATTGACTTACGCGTCAACTCAGGAATTAACGCACCCTGCATATATTGATTCTATTCGAGGAACCGAACATATGCAGGGTCTCGCCAGTTTAG